GCTTTTTAATTATGTCCACAAATAGGTAATTCGGTTGTGATAGGCTCTGTCTATCCCTAATTGACCCCAGGCACACCCCGGAACGACATGTCGCGATCCCGTACTGCAACCAACGTCCTCCAATTGAGAGGGGCCTTTGCCAAAAATCCGAATCGTGCGCGGGAAGATGCACGCACGGGCCGGCCGCTCGGTGACGCTCCGATCCAGGAGCCGATTACGTTCCAGCAGGCGTGGGACTACATCGCCAGCTGCGCGCCGAGCGGAACGCTGGACGAACGAGACCGGCTCTACGTCGAGGTTGCTGCGGCCCTTTTCGTGGAATTCCGGCTAAATCCGTTCACCATGCACCCTCAACGGCTGGGTCGGCTGGAAATGATGATGTCGAAACTGGGTATGACGCCGGTAGATTCGTCCCGGGTGAGCGCACCTAAGAAAGACGGCCAGAATGAGTTCGCCGACTAAGACCGCACCGAAGCGCCGCGGCCGGCCGCCCAAGGCGAAGCCGTCAGCACCGACCGGCCACCCTCACGTCGACAAAGCCGAGGCCTACGTGGCCGACGTGCTGGCCGGGCGCGTCCTGGCCGGTCAATGGATCCGTCTGGCCTGTGAGCGCCATCAACGTGACCTGGCCGCCGCGCGCGCCGCTGACTCGGAGTTTGTTTTCGATCCGGGGCATGCGGAGAAAGTGTGCCGTTTCGTTCAGCGTTTCCCGCACGTCAAGGGCCGGTGGGCGTTCAAGCATGAGCTTTTTGTGATGCAGCCATGGCAGTGCTTCGCCGTGTGCTCCCTTTTCGGTTGGAAACGCCGTAGGACTGGCCTCCGTCGGTTTCGAAAGTTCCGGGCGTATTTGCCACGAAAGAACGGCAAATCCTTGATGGTTGCCCCGATTGGCCTCTACATGTTCGTGGCCGACGGTGAGCCCGGCGCGGAGGTGTACTCAGGCGCTACGAACGAGAAACAGGCGTGGGAGGTCTTTGGCCCCGCTAAGCAGATGGCCACGCTGAAACCTGAGTTCGTGAGCCATTATGGGGTCGGCGTCAACGCCAAAAGCCTTACTCGCGTTGCCGACATGTCCAAATTTGAGCCCGTCATCGGTAAACCCGGCGACGGCTCAAGCCCGCATTGTTCCATCACCGATGAATACCACGAGCACGACACCGACGCCCAGTTGGCCACCATGGAAACCGGCATGGGGGCGCGCGAGCAACCGCTATCCATCGTGGTCTCGACGGCTGGAGACAACCTGGCTGGCCCCTGCCGCGACGATTGGCTGGAGTGCCAGAAAGTGCTTGAGGGCGTCACCCATGATGAAGCGCTGTTCGCTCTGATCTATTCAGCCGATCCAGAAGACGACTGGACGAGCGAGGCGGCACTGCGCAAGGCAAATCCCAACTACGACGTGAGCGTTTCCGGGGAATTCCTGCAAGCGCAGCAACGTGACGCCATCAATAACCCGAGAAAACAGGGGCATTTCAAGACCAAGCATCTCAATTTATGGGTCCAGGCCCGCGACGCGTTCATCAATCTGCAACGGTGGGCGGATTGCAAGCGACCTGAACTCCGGTTGGGGGATTTCAAAGGCCGGCGCTGTCGTCTGGGCCTCGACCTGGCTAGCAAGATCGATATCGCGGCGCTGGAAATCCTCTTTGAAAACGAGGACGGCACTTTTACCCGCTTCGGGAAATACTACATTCCGGAGGAGCGCGTGCGCATGCCGGAAAACCAGCACTACCAAGGCTGGCATTCGGCGGGCTGGATCACCGCGACCGAAGGAAACATGACGGATTATTTCCATATTTTGGACGATATCAAAGACTTGGCTGCAGATTTCGAGATCGCCGAGATCGCCTATGACCCGTTCAACGCCACCATGCTGGTCACGGCCCTACAGAATGAAGGCCTTCCCATGGTCGAGGTTGGGGCTACGGTGCTCAACTTCAGCGAGCCGATGAAGCATATCGATGCGCTCATCACCGATCGGAAGCTGTTCCACAATGGCGACCCCGTGATGGAGTGGGCCATGTCCAACGTCGTGGCCAAGCTGGACCGGAAGGACAACATTTTCCCGAACAAGGAAAAGCCGGAGAACAAGATTGACCCCTTCGTGGCCTTGTGCATGGCCATGGCCCGGTGTCTCGCCGCTCCCGACCCGACGCCCACGTATCAGATGCTTTTCCTCGGAAATTGATGTAGTGTATCGCCAGCAACCGTGCCATAGGGGTCGTCAATGACGCTCAAACGTGCCATCAGCGAACTTGTGGTCAAGTCCCTGGACGATGACCAGCGCATCATCCGCGGCATGGCCTCGACGCCCCAGGTGGATCGTATGGGGGATATCATCGTCCCGCAAGGCGCTCGCTTCAAAAACCCCATGCCGCTGCTGCTGAATCACCAGACGGACCAGCCGGTGGGCACGGTCAAGTTTGGTAAGGCGACGGATGACGGCATCCCATTCGAAGCCACCTTGCCGAACGTCACCGAGCCGGGCATCCTCAAGGATCGGGTGGACGAGGCGTGGCACAGCATTAAGTACGGCCTGATCCGCGCCGTATCGGTTGGTTTCCGGGTATTGGATGGCGCCGTCGAGGCTATCGGCAAAGGCGGCCTGAAGTTCCTAAAGACCGATATGTTGGAATTGTCCCTCGTGGCTGTCCCGGCGAATCCGGGCGCCACGATCACCGAAATCAAGGCATACGACCGTCAGCTGCTAGCCGCGCCAGGCATCGCAGTGGTCCGCCTGAGTGCTCCCGGCGCCACGGGAAAGAAAGAAAACCTCCCTTCCCGACTGGAAAAGACCATGAACTACGCCGAGCGCATCAAGCAGTTCGAAACCGAACGTGCGACCAAGTCCACCCGCATGGAAGCCATCATGGCTCTGGCGGACGAGGAGGGTTCGACCCTCAATGCCGAGCAGGACGAGGAATTCCGTACCCTGGAGGCTGAAGTCAAGTCCATCGACGACCACCTGAAGCGCCTGGGTACCATGCGTGATCTTGCCGCCACGGCCAAGCCGATCGACAAGACCCCGGAAACCCAGGCCGCGGCGGAGACCCGTCGCTACGCCACCGTCAAGGCCGCCGACAGCCTGCCCAAGGGCACCTTGTTCACCCGCTCCGTGATCGCCCAGGCCGTGGCGCGCGGTTCGCGCGCGGACGCGGTGGACGTCGCCAAGCAGCGTTGGCCGGATCAGGCTGACCAGATCAGCATGATCATCAAGGCCGCCGTCGCCCCGGGCACGACCACGGACGCCACGTGGGCCGGCCCGCTGGCGCACGCCCAGGTGCTCCAGAACGAGTTCGTGGAGCTTCTGCGCCCCGAGACCATCATGGGCAAGCTCAACCTGCGCCGCGTCCCGTTCAACGTGCTGATTCCGGGCCATACCCAGGGTTCCACGGTGGGCTGGGTTGGTCAGACCGCTCCCAAGCCGGTGAGTGCGCTCGGCTTCGCCGATCTGACCCTCGGGGTCAACAAGATCGCCGGCATCGTGGTCATCTCGGATGAACTGGCGCGGCTCTCCACGCCGAGCGCCGAGGCTCTGATCCAGACTGACATGATCGCCCAGATCGCCCAGTTCCTCGACGTGTCGTTCATCGACCCGGCGTCCACGGCGATCTCCGGCGTTCGTCCGGCCGCAGTGACGGTCGGCGCGACGGTGGTGGCGGCCTCGGGTACCGACGCGGATGCCCTCCGTGCCGACGTACGCGCGGTCTACCAGGCTTGGATTTCGACCAACCAGAACAACACGGGTGCCGCGTGGGTGACCACACCGGGCCTGGCCATGTCCATCGGCATGATCCAAAACCCGCTCGGCCAACCAGAGTTCCCGGGCTTGGGCGCCAACGGCGGCACGCTGCTGGGTCTGCCGGTCATCGTCTCCGAGTCGGTGCCTTCCGACACCGCCGGTGCGCTGCTGGTGCTCATCAAGCAGTCGGAGATCCTGCTGGCCGACGATGGCGGCGTGACCATCGACGTCAGCCGCGAGGCTTCGCTGCAGATGAACTCGGCTCCGGACAACCCGGCCACGGCCGCCACGGTGATGACCTCCTTGTGGCAGAACAACCTGGTCGGTATCCGTGCCGAACGTTACGTCACGTGGGCCAAGCGTCGTCCGCAGGCGGTCGCCTACATCAGCGGCGCGAACTACGGCGCATGATGTAACCTTGAGTCCGGCCCTTCACGGGGCCGGGCTTTTTACAGGAGCGTTTTGTGGACCTCATCGCGCAGAAGTCATTCAAGTACAAAGGGCGTCGTCTGGCCAAAGACGACGAATTTACGGCCGACGGTAAATGGGGCGAGCTTCTGCAGCGCACGGGCCAGGCGCGGTTGAAAGGCGCCGAACAGCCTCGCAAGCGTGGCCGGCCTAAGGCGTTGCGCCCGGCGCCGTCCTCGGAAACAATCAGCAACGATCCGGACGTCTACAACCGCCGGGATATCACGCAGGACGATCTGGATACCCACTAATGCGCATCCCTGGTACCGGTTTGCAGATCGTTCGGAAACAAACGCTCTCGCCGGTCTCTGGCAAGGGTGGCGGCTGGATCCCGTGGATAGTCCGGGAGCCGTACACCGGTGCATGGCAGCGTAACGACGAAATCTGCGTCGATAACGTCTTGCACAATCCGACCATCTTCGCCTGCACCACGCTCATTTCCTCAGACATTGGCAAGCTCCGGCTTAAGCTGATGCAGGAAGACCCAACCAACGATATCTGGACCGAGACGACCTCGACGGCGTTTTCGCCGGTCATGTCGCGGCCCAACGCTTACCAGAACTCGATCCAGTTTATGGAGAATTGGATCGTTTCGAAATTGAAGCACGGCAACACGATCGCGCTTAAAGAGCGTGATCAACGCGGCGTGGTCAACGGACTCCACATCCTCGATTGGACTCGCGTGACGCCCCTCATCACGCCTGATGGCTCGATTTTCTATCAGCTCGGTATGGATAACCTGGCCGGTATCGAGACGGGCGATATCACGGTGCCGGCCTCGGAGATCATTCACGATCGCTGGAACACCCTCTTTCACCCGCTGATCGGTCTGAGCCCGATTTTCGCCGCGGGTCTGGTCGCTGGCGTCGGTACGCAGATGATCCGCCATTCGATGGCGTTCTTCGGTAACGGTGCGCGGCCGTCCGGCGTGCTGACTGCGCCTGGCAATATCTCCAAGGAGACGGCCGAACGCCTGAAGGCCGAGTGGACCGACAAGTTCACCGGTTCCAACGCAGGCCGCACGGCGATCCTGGGCGACGGACTGCATTACGAGCCCATGACGTCCAGCGCCTCGGATTCCCAGCTGCTCCAGCAATTGAATTGGGGCGCGGAGACGATCTGCAGCGTGTACCACGTACCGGGCTTCAAGGTCGGCGTGGGCGCCACGCCGACGTACCAGAACGCCGAACTGTACAACATGCAGTACTACAGCCAGTGCTTGCAGACGTTGATCGAGCAGTTCGAAACCTGCTACAGCCAGGGGCTTGAACTGCCCACCTATTACTGGGTGGAGCTTGACCTGTCCGGTTTGCTGCGCATGGACGAGCAGACCCAGTACACGTTGCTTGGTAAGGCCGTCAGCGACAGTCTTATGACCGTGAACGAGGCGCGCAAGCGTATCGGCCTGCCACCGGTCGAGGGCGGCGACAAGATCTGGATGCAGCAACAGAACTACTCGCTGCAGAGTCTCAACAAGCGTGACTCATTGCCGAATCCTTTCGTCCAGACCCAAGCAACGAACACACCCGATCCGGCTGTTACCGTCACGCAGGTGGATGACGAAGCCGCCGCCGGCAAGGCTGCGGAGTTCTTTACCCAAACGATCAAAGCCCTCACCCTGGAATTGGAGGTCACGCCGTGAAGCCGGAAGATTTTGCGGCCGAGATCGCCCAGATCGTGCGCAGCGTTGTTACGCCGCTCGAAACCCGCATCAAGGAACTGGAGGCGCGCGAGCTTCCTTCGCCGGACCTAGGCGCCATCGCCGCCTTAGTCGATGTGCCGACACCGGCGGACGGTAAGGATGGCGTCGCGCCGACCCTGGACGAGGTGCTGGCCGCGCTGAAGCCCTCCGTGGATGAAGCGCTGGCTGCTTTACCAACCCCGCAGGACGGCCGCGACGCCCCAACCCTCGAGGAAGTCCTGGCCCAGATCCCCAAGCCGACCGATGGCCGGGACGCGCCGACGCTGGAGGAGATCCTGGCCCAAGTACCGAAGCCCGTCGATGGAAAGAGCGTCACGCTGGATGAGGTGCGGCCCTTCATGGAAGCGGAGCTCGCCAAGTGGGCGCTGGAGTTTGAGCGTCGTTCTGCGGCAGTCCTGGAGAGGGCGGTGGACCGCATACCGCGGCCGGCCGATGCTTTCGCGCTGGAGGATATCGAGCTATCCCTGGGCGATGACGGGCGTACCGTCACGTTCGGATTCAAACGCGGCGAAGCGATGGTCACGCGATCGGTCAAGCTTCCGGCACAGATTTACCGGGGCGTGTTCAGCAAGACGGCCAGCTACGAGCCGGGCGATTGCGTCAGCTGGGGCGGCAGTAGCTTCATTTGCCAGGTTGCGACCGGGCCCGCCAACGATCTGGTTGCGGGCGAGTCCGGCGGCCCGTGGCGCCTGGCCGTCAAGCGTGGCCGTGACGGCAACAACGGCCGGGATTACCGGCCCATTGATCCGGCGCCGTTGAGGGTGCCCAAATGAGCCCGCCCAAGCTTCTTATCACCGCGGACCAAGCGCGCGCTCACGTGCGTACGGATGAGGACACGCCGGACTTCAACATGAAGGTGGCCGCGGCCAGCGCCCGCGTGCTGAAATACCTGGGTGCCCAAGCCGAGGAGTTCCTGGACTCCAATGGCGACGTACCGCTGGACAGTTCCGGCTTGCCCGACGTCCCTTATGAGGTGTACGCCGGAACTTGCCTCATGTTCGGCTACTTGTATAAGGAACGAGACGAATCGACCGATTACGTTGATGGATTCTTGCCGCCCGCCGTACAGGCTGTGCTTTACAGTTCCAGGGACCCTCGTTTCGCATGAGTCTCGCCGCCGGCAAGCTCCGTCATCAGATCTGGATTGATCGTCCGGTGCAGACCCGTGACGAAAATGGCGGCTACATCAACAGTTGGGAACACATCACGGACGTGCCATTGTGGGCCGCCATTGAACCCTTGAGCGTACGCGAGTACATCGCGGCCCAAGCCACCCAATCGACCATCACGGCCCGGATCACGATCCGCTACCGTGCCGGCTTGACCGCCGACATGCGCATCCTCCACGGGGACAAAATCTACAACCCGGCCGGATTCCTGGCGGACAAGGATAGCGGGCTGGAGTACATGACGATCCCATGCACTGAGGGGGCCAACAACCGTGAGTGACTGGTTCGTCATGGCTACGGGGCCATCTATGAGTGCCGAGATTGCCGCGCGCGTTCATGGACGTAACGTGGTGGCTGTAAGCGATGCCTACCAGCTGATGCCATGGGCCGCAGCGTTGGCGTCCAGTGACGCCGCCTGGTGGCGCGTCCACCGGCAAGCCTTGGCATTCCTGGGTCGTAAGTTCACCGTAGCGCGCAAGGCCGAAGACGGTGTGGAACGTCTGCAGCTGCCTACGGGTACGAATTCCGGCCTACTCGGGCTCCACGTGGCCCAGTTGCTCGGCGCGACACGTGTGTTTCTCTTTGGCGTCGATCTGGCCGGGTCGCACTATTTCGGCGAGCATCCCGAGCCGCTGCAGAACACCCAGCCGCACCGGTTTGAAATTATGCGCAAAGACTTCCACCGGTGGGCCGGCGTCCCCGTCTTCAATTGCTCGCCGGCTTCGACGCTGACGTGCTTTCCCTTCACGGATCCCGAGGACGTTTTATGTTGACCGCGTTTTCCGGCCGTCGGCCATCGCAGAACGAAGCGGAGCTCAACGCTTTCGTGGAATTGATGCGGGCCCATGGAGTGCGCAACTATTTGGAAATCGGAAGTAGGGAAGGGGACACTTTCCATCACGTTATGTCATCCCTTCCGATGGCCAAATTTGGCGTAGCGGTAGACCTACCTGGCGGCTTATGGGGAAAATCGACTACTTCGCGCGATCTTCAAACGGCGATTGCTGATCTGACGAAAAAAGGCTATTACGCCACTGGTATTCTCGGTGATAGCAAGTCTTCCGAGATTATCGAACGTGTAGCCGGTTTAGGCCCATATGACGCTATCTTGATTGACGGTGACCACACGTACGCCGGCGTGCTGGCCGACTGGTCCACCTATGGCGCCATGGCCCCCATCGTGGCGTTCCATGACATTGTTGGCGAGGGCCAGCGTGAACTCGTGCATAACAACCCGGTCCAGGTGCCGCGCTTGTGGGCTGAGATCAAGGCCAGCGGCCTCCGGACCGTCGAGTTTGTCTCGCCCGGCTCGGCCATGGGCATTGGGGTCGCGATCCGTGATTAAGATCATCGCCAGCCCCCGCGCAGCCCACCAGCGCACCCATGCTGCGGCGATGGCGGCCGGGCTGGTTCGTCATGGTCTCACGGCCGAAGTGACGCACCGCGCGCTCGAGAGTGGCCCAGACGATACCGTGATCTGTTGGGGCTGGCGCGAAGGTCAGCAGCACCGCGCCCGAGGCTCCCAGGTGCTCGTCATGGAGCGCGGGTACATCGGCGATCGGTTCGTCTGGACGTCGCTGGCCTGGAACGGCCTGAACAACCTGGGCGACTTCCCTAGCATCAATGACTCCGGCGCCCGCTTCTTGAAGCACTTCCCCGGGGCGCTCCAGCCCTGGCAACCTGAAGGCGCTTATGTGCTCATCGCCGGCCAGGTCCCCGGGGACATGAGCCTGCGCGGCACGTGTCTGGCCGACTGGTACGCGGCCAAGGCCGCCGAGTATGCCGCCCAGGGCGACCCGGTGCGATTCCGGCCGCATCCGCTGGCCCACCGCCGCGAACCAGTGCGGCTCGTACCGGGCGCGCCGATCCTATCCGGAGACCTGGCCGTCGCGCTTGCCGGCGCCAAGCTGGTCGTTACCTTCAACAGCAACCTGGGCGTCGATGCGCTGCTCGCCGGCAAACCCACCAGCGTGGCCGACTCCGGCGGCATGGCCTATGGTATAACCGAGGCCACGCGGGAAGACTGGGCGCACCGGCTTGCCTGGCGGCAGTTCACCATCGACGAGATCGAATCCGGCTTCGCATGGGAGGTGGCCAATGGCTAGTACCGTGAATATCGAAGGCCTGGATGATGTGTTGGCCACGATGCAGAATTTGCCGGCCTCGATCACGAAGAATGCCCTTCCCTATGCGATGCGCAAGGCCGCCCAGATCTGGCAGGTTGAAGCACAGCGTCGCGCACCGGTAAAAACCGGCAACCTCAAGTCCCGTATCGCCGTGCGTAAGCGCAAGCGGAATGCCGCGGGGATGAAGCTCACCTATTCGGTGGGCCTGCTCGGTGGCGCGTCGGCGACCTACGGCAACACGAAGGGCAACCGGCGCAAGGGGCTCGTGGGCAAGACCTACCAGAAGCAGGACACCGCGTTCTATTGGCGGTTCCTTGAGTTCGGCACGGAAAAAATGAAGGCGCGTCCATTTATGCGCCCAGCCTTCGATACTACCCAGGATCAGGTCGTGGCGGCCGTGGCCCAGTACCTCAAGACTGGCCTGGACCGAGCCATCAAGAAGGCCCAGAAGCCATGATGCCGCCTCTGTTCCAGGCCCTTTCTACCGACGCCGGCGTCACGGCGCTGCTCGGTGCCGGCGCCCTGTGCCGCGTGTACGACGCGGGTGAGGCGCCCCAGGGTGCCCAGTATCCCTATGCCACGTGGCAGACGATCAGCGGGAACCCGGAAAACTACCTGGGCGACCGACCCAATATCGACCAGCTGCGCGTGCAGGTCGATTGCTGGAGCAAGGCCAGCATGACGCAAGCCAGCCAAGTGGCGGATGCGGTACGATATGCCCTAGAATCGCGCGGGCATCAAGTAGATTTTGGCAGTACCGAGCGTGACCCCGACACCGGAAGCTATCGCTACCGGATGGACTTTGATTTCTGGATACCCCGAGGATAGCCCCGTGACGATCAAAACCCAAGGCACTGATCTATACGTGCTCGCTCCGGCCGACGGCACGGGCGACCCCATTATCCAACGCATCACCTGCGTGACCGACCTCACCGGCATTGGCGCCGGCACTGCCGACCAGATCGACGTGACCTGTCTTTCCGAGCTCACCGATCGCCAGTTTGAAGGCGGCCTCAACAGCCCCGGCACCGTCTCCGGTTCGGTGAACTATTCCGACGACGATGCCTCACTGGACACGCTGCAGTATTTGGCGGATTCGAAACAGAAGGTCCGCTGGTTCGTCGGCCTGTCCAACGGCTCGCTGCCCGGCGTCGATCCGGACGATCGGCCGCGACCGACCTTGACCGGCGGTTCCGTCACCTTCCCGACGACCCGTACCTTTTTCGAGTTCCTGGGCTACGTGGCCGAATTCGGCATGGATATCCCCGGCAACTCGGTGGTCAAGAATCCGCTTACGATCCAGCGTTCCGGCGCGAAGATCCGTCACAAGGCAACCGCGCCGCTCGTCCCTGAAACGGTCTCGGCGTAACCCTTCGGTGCGTCGTCGGACTCCCGGGCTTCCTGCCTGGGGTCTGGGCCCGGCGGCGCACTGATCCATCCACTACCAGGCAGATACCATGAACCAGCTTGACAGCATTGGCGGCTTTGTTGCAGATCAACCGGTGGCTCGCGAAGTCACGATCGGCGACAAGACCGAGACGCTTTACTTCCGCGAACTGGGCTACGCCGATTTCCGCAAGGTGACGCAGAGCGAGCCGGCTGACGGTCAGTTGAAGGAATTGATCGTCCTGCAGCACATCCTGCGGGTTGGCCCGGACGGCAGCGAGGAAGTGTCCTACGAGGACGTAGCGCGCCTCAAGCGCCCCGTGATCGAGGAACTGTCGCGCATCGCCTGGGAAGTGAACGGCGTGACCATCAAGGCCGACGGTGAGGTTTCCGTAAAAAACTAAGCGCCGAGGATGAGTTCTGGCATGAGATGGCGCTGGTCCTCGGCGATACAGTGGATAACCTGCGGTGGCGCATGTCGAACCGGGAGTTCAACGGTTGGCTTGCCTATCGCAAGAAGTGGGGGCCATTGAATCCGATGCGTCGTTTCGACCGCCCGGCGGCGCTGATTTCCGTTATGCTGAATCATGCCCACGGGGGCAAGGCGGAGATGACTGATTACCTCCCGTGGCCGGTTGAGGAACTTTCCGAAGAAGAAGCATTCTGGCGAGGGCTATAAATGGCGAGCGCACAATCCCTCGGCACCCTGACCCTCGACCTGCAGGCCAAGACGGCCACGCTGGAAAGCGACTTGGGCAAGGCGCAGCGCATCACCGAACAGAAGATGGCCGCCATCCAGAAGTCGGCACAGGCGGCGGGGGAGGCGATCGGTGCGGCACTAGCCGCCGGTTTCGCTGCAGCCGTCGCATCGGTGGAACACTCGCTGGACGTATTCGATCAGTTCAGCAAGGCGGCTCAGAAAGTGGGTATCCCCACGGAGCAGTTTAGCCAGTTGGCCTATGCCGCCAAGCTCTCCGATGTCAGTGTTGAGGACCTGACAACGTCGCTTGCCAAGCTCGCCAAGAACCAGGTGACGGCGGCTCAAGGCAACAAGGAGATGGCCGACAATTTCAAGTCGCTCGGCATCAACGTCAAGAACACCGATGGCTCGCTCCGTTCGACGGGTGATGTGTTTGGCGACCTGGCCGACTTGTTTCAAAAACTTCCCGATGGTGCAGGCAAGACAGCCATTGCCATCGCCCTACTCGGTAAGTCTGGCGCCAACGCCATTCCGTTGCTCAACGGCGGCCGTGATTCGCTGAAGGAACTGAGCGACCAAGCCGAGGCGTTTGGTATCACGGTGGACACGGCCACGGGTAGGTCTGCCGAAGAGTTCAATGACAACTTGACGAAGCTAGGCTCGGCCGCGGAAGGATTCGGCGCGCAATTGGCCAAGGATCTGTTGCCGGCGTTGAACGACTACAGCGGCGCACTGGTCGATGCGGCTCAGAAGGAAGGCGGCTTCAAGTCCGCCGCGGATACCGTGGCTGACGCTCTCAAGTATGTCGTGATCGGCGTAGGCACGGCGGTTGCTGCGGTGAAGGATCTCACTGTAATTATTACCGGCGCCGGAGACGCGATTGCTCGGTTTTATAACATCGCGAGCAAGGGCGGTTCGAAGTCGGCCAATCCGTTTAGCTTCTTCACCGACATCATACCTGCGGCCAAGAAGTTTTTCAGTGGCGACAATTCCGACGCATCACAGATAGCCAGTAACGTTTCTGGCGGGTTAGCTGACGCGAACAACAGCCTGAGCCAGCTGATGTCATCGTTCCTCAATCCACCCAAGCCGGCAGCGGATACGGCAGCGGGTAAATCGGCCGATAACGATGCGTTGCAACGTCAGCAGGCGTTCATTGATGCTGCGGAGAAACGGGCCGCGGCGACCAAAGCTCAAGCCGATGCGGATCGTCTGGCACGTCAGGCTCAGAAGGAAGCGCTTGACCTGGATGATCGCGTGGCCAAGGACGCCAACAGCATGACGGCGAACCTGCAGAAGCAGGCCGACACGCTCTACAAGTCCACGGTGCCGGGCCTCGACGCATACAACGAGTCGCTGCAACGCATCAACGAGGAGGGCGCCAAGTTTCTCAAGGATGCGACGAACAAGATTACCGGTGTGATCCGTCCGGAGGATGAGAACCGCATCGACAAATATGTTGCGAAGATGCAATCGCTCGCCAAGGCCACGCTTGACGCCGCAGCTGCCGCGAATGCACTGGCCGAGCGTAACAAGACGTTCGACTTGGAAGCCGAAGCATCCGACGCCGTGGCCGCATCACAGGGTCTCGCCCAGTTGGCCGTCGAGGCGAACAACTACGCCAAGCAGGTGGCTGAGCTTGAGCAGGCGTACAATAATAACTCGGCGACCGATGCCACCGAGCAATACCAGCGCCAACGTGATGCGCTCGATACCCTGCATACCTTGCGCGTGCAGTCGATCAAGTCGGATTATGACGACACGTCCAAGTTCATCAAGGCGGGCGCTCAGACGCTTCAGGACGCCATCGCCGATGCGCTGAGTGGCGACGGGTTTAAGAATGGCATCAAGGGCTTCCTTGACGGCATAGGCGATGCGCTGCGCAAGGCCGCCGCACAGATCGTGGCCGCCGACCTCGGTAAGTACCTCTTTGGAAATGCGGGCCAGACCGGGCAGGCTGGCGGCTTGCTTGGCTCGTTGTTTGGCGGTAGCGGATCGTCTTCTGGGTCAAGTTCGGCGTTGAGCGGGCTGGCCGGGTTGTTCAGTCAGTCGAATACGTCAAGCGCCGCAGCCGTCCGTCAACAAGAAGCCGGCGTTACGGGTAACTCCAGCGGTACAAGTTACATCGACGCGTTTTTGAGTCTGTTCAAGGCGGAGGGGGGTCCGGTCTATTCCGGCAAAGGTTACATCGTGGGCGAGAAAGGCCCGGAGTGGTTCGAACCGTCCGGTAACGGCACGATCGTGCCGAACCGGGCGTTACCGAACATGACGTCGAGTCCCGGCCGTGCCGTTAATCAAACGAACAATTTTCTTTTGCCCGGTCGCGTTGATCGTCGTACCGAAAGTCAATTGTCGCAAGCCTCCGGCACGGCTGCGCAGCGAGCCATCAACAGGAATCGGTGATCATGGCTGACGGATTCATTGAAGAGGAATTGCTGGTTGCCTGCCCGGCCTATACCTTCCAAGGTGGCCCGAGTTTTTCCACGCGATTGGTCGCATTGGCTAATGGCCGCGAGAAACGTAATCAGAACTGGAGCCGGCCGCGACAGGTATTTAAAGCACCGTTTCAGAACATTGACGAAGATGCAGTTTTTTCCATCCGTAGCGCTTTCTACGCCGCGCGCGGCATGGCCAATGGTTTTTTGTTCAAGGATTGGACGGATTTTCAAGCTAAGAACGCGGAGATTGGTTTGGCTCCTGCGGGATCCGCTCCGGTGCAGCTGGTGAAACCGTATTTCACTTTGGGCGGCCAATTGTACAACCGAGCCATCGTTAAGCCGAAAGCTGACGGATTTGTTTTAAAGCAGGCCGGAGTTACCAAAGCCGGAACGCTGGATACCACCACCGGGCTTTTTACACCGTCTACCGCATGGACTACCTCGGCGATTCTTACCTGGTCGGGTGAGTTTTATGTTCCGGTTCGGTTTGACCAAGACGACCTACCTTTTACTCTCGATAACCCAGGCCGCCTTAACGGCGACGTGGCCTTGATTGAGCTATTCCTGTGAAGACGCTCTCCCCCGCACTTTTGGCTCATAAGCGACAGCAGGTCACGACCACGTGTCAGTTGATGCGCGTGACATGCACCGACGGCACCGTGTACGGGTTCACTGATCTGGACGTCAATCTTGTCTATGACGATGGTGACGGCGCGGTTACTTACGAGGCGAGTCAAGGGTTCATGCCATCGGCCATTTCCGCAGAGGGTGCGCTATCGGTCGAGAACGCCGACTTGGCCGGGTTGATCGCCTACGTAGATACGGGTATTACGCCAGACGTCGTGCGTTCGGGCAAACTGGACTACGCGGACCTTCGTCTTTACCTGGTGAATTATGATGACTTGACGATGGGCCACGAGTGGATCGGCGCAGGTACGCTTGGCGAAGTCACTTACAACGACGGCATGTTCACGAGTGAGTATCGTAGTCGCGCTCAGGTGCTAAAGCAGAACGTCTGTCAGCTTTATTCACTGACCTGTCGGGCACAATATGGCGACGCGCGATGTGGCAAAACCGTCGAGTGGTTCGCCGGCACGGTGACCGAAGCCGGGCCGGATGTGCTTAGTCAGTTTCGTTCGGATGATCTAACGCAAGATGACGGGTATTTCAAACCTGGGTTAGTCGAGTGGCTTACCGGTCGTAACGCTCCGCGCAAGATCGAGATCACTGAATTCGTCGCAGGCGATACGTCCGGCGGTGGCACGGTCACCTTGCTATTTCCCGTCTACTATCCGATCCAGCCAGGCGATACTTTTCGTGCGCGTATCGATTGCCCAAAGACGCCTGACGCTTGTAAAGACCCGCGTCGTTGGGGCCCTGGCGAATGGGTCAATCATTATCGTGGTGAACCCCAGATTCCTATCGCGGATGATGTTAGCGTGCCCGGGGCGAACACGTGACGCCCGTCGAGGCCGCCCGTACGTTCCTGGGCGTGCCATTCCGTCACCAGGGCCGCGATAGTCACGGGATTGACTGCGCGGGTCTCATATTAGCTTCCTACGCCCTCTGCGGCGTTGTCATGCGGGATGTGGCTGGGTACGGGCGGGAGCCGTGGAAAGATGGCCTGCGTCAGGCGGTAGAGGATGGTTTCGGTAAGCCGCTGGTTGGCGCCATCCGTGAACCCGGGGATGTGTTGCTCTTTAGGATCCGGAAGGAACCGCAGCATGTGGCGATGGTGACTGATCGCGGTATGATCCATTCCTATGCAGACGCGGGCAAGGTCGTAGAAACTGGCCTTGATGATCGATGGATTAAACGGATTGTGGGACATTACCGGCTATGAGTACCCGTACCGCCTTTGCCGTCGTCGGTACTGTCGTTGGCGCGTATTTCGGCCAGCCGGCGCTGGGCTATACGATTGGTTCAATGATTGGCGGGTACGTCGATCCGGTTCGTAATTTCGGCCCGCGTTTAACCGATGCGCAACAGCAGACTTCGCAAGACGGTATCCCCATTCCCATCCTTTTCGGTTGCGCCAGGTTTTCCGGCAATGTGATTGCGTCGGGTCCATTGGTTGAACACAAGCATAGCGACGATGGTAAAGGAAGTGGGCAGGTTACGACCACTTACACCTACAGTCGCACCTATGCGATTGGCATTTGCGAAGGACCTATTGAAGGTATTCGACGAATCTGGCGTAACGGTAAAGTGGTTTACGATGCCCGGGTTCCGGATGGAAAAGACGTCACCGTTGAAGAAGTTCAGGCGGTATCGGGCAAGTTCAACAACATGTGCACCATCTATAAGGGTGACGAGACTCAGACGCCAAATAGTGATCTCCAATCGCTTTACGATGCGGATACGGTGCCTGCGTTTCGTGGCTTGGCGTATATCGTTGTCCACAGTGACGATCTCACTTCGTTGCAGGGTGCTATCCCGCAGTATGAATTTGAGGTGGTATCAGAGGGAACGACGGAGACGTTCGGCGGCTTTCGAATTCCGCAGTACGGCGGTTTGCCCTTCGGGGACAATCCGCAAGGTCAGACCTATCCAGTCCAGCCGAACGTTTTTTATCGATTCGCTCCGTTCAATTTCAATGACTCTTCCGAGTCCCACCGTGAATGGTTCGATTCGATCACCGATGCGGTAACCCGGGCAGCGCAAATTAGTACGTTGCCGGATGCAAGTGCTGACGGGCGGGTAGAAGGTTGGGGATATAACGTAGGTAACGGACAGCAAACCGGCTACCTGGGAAACCTATTTCCTTTTTATGATGATGGCTCGCATCGGAACGACGCTACGGTTATCATGCTGGCGTTTCGGCGTGTAACATCAGGGGATATTAATTCGGTTGTCTACACGAATATAGACGAGGGCAATCAATGCCCCGTGTTTCAAGCTGGCCCAAAATGGGGCGCGAAGTTACTCGACAGCGAAGATCCCGACGCGGCCGATTATGGTTCTGGCGTACTGCAGTACCCTTACGATAGCCGGCTGACGCACTACCTTCCTCTTTACTGTATTTCTGAGGGCGAGCCAGTTCAGCAGTTGGGCATCTATGGCGACTACATGATCATCATGCAGGCGCTCCCTTCTTGCGTCCGTACGATCCAAGATGGATGGTTGTTGATTCCGGATTCTCCGGACTACGCTGTTGATCCGCTCGGTAACATTCACAACATTAGCGATTGCACGGCAGTGACCGGGGACTTTACCCAGCTGCGTGCTCAGGTTCTTGACGGCTCGGTTAATCACAACGTGCTTCAGTACGCGCTTGGCCCTGTGTTGCTGACAGCCGACCCAGGAAACACGGAAGAGTTTTGGGTGGAGCAATATAACGCCGCCGTATTGCTTGACTACATGCCGCCCGGTCTAACCTTCGGGGTTGATTACCCTGATCACGCTACGGTTTCTTGCGAGTGTTCGACGGTTCCGCAGGTAACTCCCGCGTCAATCTCGTTAGCTTTTATTGTCGCTAGTTTGTGTTCGCGCGCGGGTTTGCCCGCGGATTACTACGACGTATCCAATTTGGAAGAGGATATGGTGGCCGGTTTCGTGGTCGCCACGGATGCTACCGCCGCGGATACGATCAACGCACTTGCTCCGGCCTACCAGTTCGATGGTAGCGAATGGGACAATAAAGTTCGCTTTGTAAAGCGCGGCGGCCCTGAAGTTGCATCGATCACTCTCGACCAAGCCGTAGGCGACGGCACTGACGCCCGCGTGATCGAGACACGCGTGCAGGAAGTTGAGCTACCCCGCAAGTTGACTTTGACCTACCAAGACCCGGCGGCTAATTATGCCCCGACGACGCAGAGTGCGGAACGTTACGCATCGACCGTGAATGTGACGGGTACCGCGACGATGCAAATTCCTGTCGTGCTTACAGCGGATGAAGCCGCACGTGCTGCCGATATTCTCTTGAAGGATAAGTGGGCATCGCTTCGCGGCACCATTGCTGGAACGCTTGCCGACGACTGGAGCATTCTTACACCTACCGACGTGGTTTACATTCAGGCACCGGACAATGCGGTGTTCCGCGTGCGCCTGGGCGAACTTACGAGTGATACGGGTACCATCAAATACAACGGAACCCAAGACCTTCGAAGCTCGTATACGTCAGATGCCGTCGGGATGCCTGTCCCGCCGCCGCAGGATACGACCGAACAGCTGATCGGGCCAACGTTGGCGTATTACCTCAACTTGCCGGCTCTCCGTGATCAAGACGACCAGGCCGGGTACTATATTGCGGCCACGGGAATTCTTGGCGGATGGCGTGGCGCTTTGATCCAGCAAAGCACCGACGGTGGAGCGACTTATACCTCTGTCGTAACC